ATTCTAAAGCTAAAAAGAAAGATCCTGGCGTTAATTTTGCTAATATGGGGGAATTTAATTATGAGACAGGAAAGTTTTCAAAACCAAAAGAAGTTTTTGGAGAAAGATTTAAAGAACTACCTAGTGATATCAGAAAAGGAATTAATGAAAGTTTTAGGAGAACAGGTGTAAGTTTAAATGTAGGAGAAGCTAGAACTCAAAAAGAATTATCAGAAAATATTAAAAAGGTATCTCCTAATATTCAGGATATGAAAAAAAAGAAAGTAACTCAATTATTACAAAAATTGGGTTGTGGGATGTATGCTGGAGGAAGAGTTGGATTAAAAGTAGGTTCGGGAGATTGTGTTAATAGAGCAATCTCAAAATTAAAAGACAGTAAAAATTTAAGTGCAGCTGAAAAGCAATTAGCAAAAAGAATTGCAGGAGCTAGTGGTTTAAAAAAACTTGGAGGTTGGGCAAAAGCAGAAGGTTATTTTGTATTAGCTGATATGGCTAACAATTGGACTAAAGGTCAATCCTTTCAAAAAGGAATTAGTGAAGCAGTTAAGACAGGTACTTTTGGTTTAATTGATATGAAAGGTGCAGAAAAAGATTTAGACAAAGTTTTAAAAGATCAAAATTTATCTAAAGAAGAAATGCAAGGTGTTCATGATTGGATGGACTATGCTCAAAAAGAAGGTAAGCTTCAAAAAGGAATTACAACGGAAAATCTAATGCATGAAGATGTTGGTGAGTATGATGATAGTGGAATGTGGGGGGAAGCGGCTATTCCTGTAACTAGTCAAGCTTCTGCAGATGCATATACGAAAAAAGTAGATGAACTGGAAAGACTAAGAGATGAAGCTGGAGAGAAAGCTGACTGGAAAGGGTATAATGCTTTTAATAAAGGTATTGAAGCGCTGATTGCAAAAGAATGGAATAAGACAGCAGGTACAATCTTTGATAGAGGGTATAGAAAATCTATTGGAGCTAAAGGTGATGAAGGTATGATATGGGGACCAACGTTTGGTAATCTATTTAGAGAAGGTATGGAAGCAGCGGGCTTTGAAGAAAATAAAGCTCTAAAAAAATTTACACCACAAAAGGTGATCAACTATCATCCTGTCTATGGTTATAAAGAAGATATTAAAGATGTTATAAGACAAGGAGATAGTCCTATGGAAGATGTGCTTTATCAATTTGAAAAGTATATGCCTAGTTCTGCTTTACAAGATGAAGCTTTATATAATGATCCAATGGGTACATATGAATATGATCCTTATTTAGGAAATAGACAATATCAAGCAGGCGGAGGAATCGCTGGAATTAGAAGACCAAGCGCCATTCCACCTGAATCTGGGCCAACTCCTTATGGGTTGCCTTCAATGTTAAACCGTGTTAAGAAAGTATAGGAGTATAAATGGCAGATATAGATAAAGGACTCCCTAATACACGAACAGAACTTAAAGTTCCTGGTGAAGAGGAACTTGTAGACTTAAGTGTAAAAGAGGAAGTTACAGAACAAGAACCAGTAGAAGTCACGCCAGAAGAAGATGGTGGTGCAACAATTAATTTCGAACCAGGAGCAATCAACATTCCTGGAACAGAATCACACTTTGATAACCTAGCAGATATTTTACCTGAAGATGTTTTAGAGCCGATCGGAAACGAGCAAGCTGGAAACTACATGGATTATAAATCTTCTAGAAAAGATTGGGAAAAAACTTATAGAGATGGTTTAGATCTTTTAGGATTTAAATATGAAAACAGAACAGAACCATTTCAAGGAGCTTCAGGTGCAACTCACCCTGTACTAGCAGAAGCAGTTACACAATTCCAAGCACAAGCATATAAAGAATTATTACCGGCAGATGGACCAGTTAGAACCCAAGTAGTTGGTGTTCAAACTCCAGCAAACGATTTACAAGCTCAAAGAGTAAAAGATTATATGAACTATCTTGTTATGGACAAGATGAAAGAATACGAACCAGAATTTGATTCGATGTTATTTCATTTACCATTAGCAGGATCAACGTTTAAAAAAATCTATTATGATATGACTATGGGAAGAGCAGTTTCAAAGTTCGTCCCTGCAGATGAATTAGTAGTTCCGTACACAGCTACCTCATTAGATGATGCGGAAGCTATTATTCATGTAATTAAAATTCCAGAAAACGAGTTGCGAAAGCAACAAGTTTCTGGGTTTTATAGAGACATAGAATTAGGCCCACCAGGAATGGTGACTTCAAATGAATTAGAAAAAAAGGAGCGTGAGCTAGAAGGAACAAAAGCTACAGGTAGACAACAACCTATCTATACTTTGTTAGAATGCCACGTGAATTTAGATCTAGAAGGATTCGAGGAGGTTGATTCAAACAATGAACCTACTGGAATAAAACTTCCTTACATTGTTACAATTGAGGAAGGTACAAGAAAAGTTCTCTCTATTAAGAGAAACTTTGCGCCCAATGATCCGAAGAAAACTAGAATCCAATACTTCGTCCACTTCAAATTTCTGCCAGGACTAGGATTTTACGGATTCGGACTCATTCACATGATTGGCGGATTGAGTCGTACGGCAACGGCGGCTCTCCGTCAATTATTAGACGCTGGAACTTTAGCTAACTTACCTGCCGGATTTAAGCAGAGAGGTGTTAGAGTTCAGAATGAAGCGGACCCAATTCAACCAGGTGAATTTAAAGATGTAGATGCACCGGGTGGAAGTTTAAGAGATGCTTTCTTTCCACTACCTTATAAAGAACCTTCTCCAACATTATTACAGTTATTAGGAATTGTTGTTCAAGCTGGACAAAGATTTGCGGCTATTGCTGATATGCAAGTTGGTGATGGTAATCAAGGTGCAGCTGTAGGAACTACGATTGCTCTTCTTGAAAGAGGATCAAGAGTTATGTCTGCGATACACAAAAGATTGTATGCAGCAATGAAAAAAGAATTTGGATTACTTGCAACTATTATTGCACAGTACTTACCACCAGAATATCCTTACGATGTTGTCGGTGGTGCAAGAACCGTGAAGCAAATGGACTTTGATCAAAGAGTAGATATTCTACCTGTTGCTGATCCTAATATATTCTCAATGTCACAGAGAATAACATTAGCACAAACTGAAATGCAATTAGCTACAACTAATCCACAAATGCACAACATGTATAATGTTTATCGAAACATGTATGAAGCAATTGGAGTTAAGAATATTGATGCAATATTACCACCTCCACCACCAAGTGCTCCTAAAGATCCAGCTATAGAAAATATAGATGCATTATCTGGAAAACCTTTTCAAGCGTTTCCAGGTCAAGACCATAGAGCACACATTACTTCACATTTAAACTTTATGGCAACTAACATGGTTAGAAATGCTCCAATGGTTATGGGTGCATTACAGAAAAATATTTTAGAACACATAAGTTTAATGGCACAAGAACAAGTGCAGTTAGAATTTAGAGAACAAATGAAACAAATGCAACAACTTCAACAAATCGCTCCCCAGAATCCACAAGCGGCAGCTGATTTACAAATGATGTCTCAAACAATAGAAGCTAGAAAAGCTGTGTTGATTGCAGAAATGACTGAAGAGTTTATGAAGGAAGAGAGACAAATAACATCTCAATTCGATCATGATCCATTACTTAAATTAAAGGAAAGAGAAGTTGATCTAAAAGCTAGAGAGACTGAGAGAAAAATAATGGAAGATGAGAATAGACTAACTCTTGATACAGCTAAACTTGTACAAGATAGAGATTTGACTGAAGAGAAAATGGAGCAAGATCAAGATTTAGCTGAAATGAGAGACGAGACAGCTATGGATAAAGCTTTATTATCTGCGGATACCAAACTGTATTCAGATCAGATGAAACGTAAAGATGTAAAGACCTTGAAAGGTCCTAGAAGATAGTATAAAAAACCAATAGGAGAAAAATATGAAAAACTACCAAAAGTCTACAAAGGTTGCAGTTCCTAAACAGAATGTTGTCTATGACAAAAGAAGTAAAGCTGATGTCACTAGAGCAAGAAACGTTATCCCAACTGGTGATAAAGTAACTGTTAAAGGTACTGGCAAAGCTAGAAAACAATCAGCAACTTGGTTCTAATATGTGGTTATCAGCAGTTAAACTTGCTTTAAACGCAGGTACGCATATTTACAAAAAGCGTAAAGAGACTCAAATGGCTATGGCCGATGCACAGCATATGGCAGCCACTAAGATGGCCCGTGGAGAAACAGAATACCAAGGTAAACTTTTAGAAGCCCGTCAAAACGACTAC